CGTTTAAAAAGGGAAAGAGAATCAGTTTCTAAAAAGTATGGAGATTACGATAGCGTTAAAGGAAAAAACGCTGAATTAGAAACTGTTAACGCTGAACTTTTAAAACAATTAGATGACTTGAAAAACAAATCAGCAGAATTTGAATCTGCGATTGCTGAACGCGAAGCAACCATTAAGGGTTATGAAACACGTTCACTCAAACAAAAGGTAGCTCATGAGGTTGGCTTACCTTACGAAATGGCTAACAGATTATCAGGAGAAAGCGAAGACGAAATTTTAAAAGATGCTCAAGAGCTTCAAAAGATAATTGGTGTTAGACAACCTTCTGCTCCTTTAGCAAGTTCGGAGGAAGAAAAGGTTGAAGACCCTTCTGGGGTAAGAGAACTTGCACGTGCATTATCTAAATAAATAGGAGGACTTAAAAATGGCACAAACAGTATTAGAAATGGGAACATTATTCCCTGAAAAATTAGTAACAGACGTATTTGGGAAGGTAGCTGGCAAATCTTCTTTAGCTAAGCTATCTCAACAAATTCCTTTAGCATTTGTCGGCAATAAGTTAATGACTTTTTCAATGGATGATGAAGTTAACTTGGTTGGCGAAAGTGAGCAAAAATCTTACGCAAATCCAACAGTAGCTTCTACTTCTATTGTTCCTGTAAAGGTTGAATATGGTTTCAGAGTATCTAATGAATTTTTATACGCAACCGAAGAAGAAAAGATTGATATTCTTTCACGCTTTAGTGAAGGCTTCGCTAATAAGGTAGCTAGAGGTTTAGATATCATGGCTATGCATGGCGTTAATCCTAGAACGGGTGAAAGTGCCAGCGCTTTAGCTGATAAGAACTTTGATTCTTTATCAACTCAAACAGTAACTACTACTTCTGGCAAGGAAGACGAAGATATTACAAGTGCTATTGCATTATTTGACGCTTCTGATAAATATGATGTTAACGGTTTAGCTATGGCAAAAGCTTATAGAACCGCTTTAGGTAAGTTAAAGGTATCTGATACTTCTAACATGGCTTTATTCCCAGAATTAACATGGGGCGCTGAGATTGAAAGCTTAAACGGCTTAAAAGCAGATGTTAACAGCACCGTTTCTTTTAACTCTTCAAGTGATTTAGCATTAATTGGTGATTTCGATTACTTCAAATGGGGATATGCCAAGGAAGTTCCTATGGAAGTTATTCCTTATGGTGACCCAGATGGACAAGGCGATTTAAAGAGACACAACCAAGTGTTTATCAGAGCAGAAGCTTATATTGGTTGGGGCATTTTAGACGGTGAAGCGTTCGCTAGAATCGTTGGTGCTTAATGAAATACCGCAATAAAAAAACGGGTGCAATTATCAACGTAAACAGTGTCATTAATGGTGAAAACTGGGAGAAGGTGGAAACATCTTCTCCTTCTGTTGATACAGAATCCGAAGAAAAACCAAAGAAAAAGAAAAAAGCAAAGGAGGAGTAAGCTATGTCGGCTTTTGTCACATTGGAAGAAGTTTTAAATTATAGCGGAGCTTCTTATTCTACCGAACAGCAAGAACGAATTGAGAGCTTACTGGAACCTGTTTCTAATGCTTTACGTTATGAAGCTAACAGGCGTGGCAAAGACTTGGATAATATGATTGAAGAAAATCAATATTATGAAGATGTAGTTAAGCTAGTTACTACTGATGTGATTGTGCGAATTTTACGCCAAACAAGCACAGGAGAGCCAATGTCACAAGAGTCACAATCTGCTCTAGGCTATTCGTGGTCAGGTACTTACGCTATACCTGGGGGTGGTATTTTAGCTTCTATAATGCGTAATGATCTGAAGCGCTTAGGTTTGCTCAATCAGAAAATAGGAGGTATTGAATTATATGATCCAAGGTATCTCGATAATTCTGCTGAGTAAAACGCAAAGCGGAACGGATGGTTTTAATAGACCTATTTATACAAACGAAGAGATAACGGTTGATAATGTGCTAGTAGCACCAGCTTCTAGTGATGACATAACAACAATGATGGATTTGACAGGGAAGAAAATCGCTTATACTTTAGCGTTGCCAAAAGGCGATAACAATATGTGGGAAGACCAATACGTTATATTGCCCGAACCATTCGCAGGCACTTACCATGTTGTTAGTTATCCAACGGCAGGAATTGAGGAAATGATTCCTTTGAGTTGGAACAAGAAAGTGATGGTAGAAAAATATGGCTAAACAAGTATTTTTTACCCTCAACAGAGAGGGAGTGCGTGAATTATTGCGCTCTGAAATGATGATGGATGAATGCAAATCATACGCAGATAGAGCTTTGAGTAAATTGGGCGAAGGATACGAAGTTGATACATATACTGGTAAAAATCGTGTAAATGCAATGGTTAGAGCTAAAACATATTCTGCTAAAAAAGAAAATTTGGAAAGCAACACAATTCTAAAGGCGGTACAAGGCGGATGATAGAGGTTACGTTGTTAAATTATCTTGCTGATAATCTTGAGGTTCCTGTTTATATGGAATATCCAGAGATTAAAGATAGTTCGTTTGTTGTTTTAGAAAAAACAGGAAGCTCAAACATAAACCATATTAACCGTGCTACGTTTGCTATTCAATCCGTTGCACAAAGTTTGTATGAATCGGCGCTTTTAAATGAGAAAGTGAAAGCTTTAATGAACAACGCAATTTCACTAGATGGAATTTCACGTTCAAGTTTAAATAGTGATTATAACTTTACAGATGCAAGTACAAAAATGTACAGGTATCAATGTGTTTATGATTTAACTCATTATTGAAAGGAGAAAAAATAAATGGGTAACACAGTTACTAATGTTTCTGCTGGTAAGCCAGCGATTGGTGGAGCTATTTTCCACGCACCTTTAGGCACTACATTGCCAGAAGATGCACCATCTACTTTAAATGAAGCCTTTGTGTGCTTGGGCTACTGTTCAGATGATGGCTTAGTTAATAGTAACTCCCCCGAATCTTCAGTTATTAAAGCTTGGGGTGGAGATACTGTATTAAGTATTCAAGAAAGTAAAGATGATACTTTCAAGTTTACGCTTATTGAGGTTTTAAATCCTGATGTATTATCGGCAATCTATGGTTCTGATAATGTTACAGGTAATTTAAGCACTGGCATTAAAATTGTTTCTAACTCAGACGAGCCAGAAGAGGGTGCTTGGGTTATTGATATGATTATGAGAAATGGTGTATTTAAGAGAATCGTTATCCCTGATGCAAAAGTATCCGAAGTTGGCGATATTACTTACTCAGATTCTGATGCAGTGGGCTATGAAACCACACTACAATGTATGCCAGATAGCGACGGCACTACTCATATTGAATATATTGTTGCGCCTTCTAGTTCTACGAGCGAATCAGAAGGATAATAAACAATTCACTAGGAGGAAAAAATGATTAGAGGGAAAACATCAACAGGCTTTAAGTTTGCAGTAAATGAAAATATTGCAAATGATTTTAGATTTATTCAAGCTTTCAGAAAAACCAAAAGCAAAAACGCAGATGATCAACTTGTTGGAACGTATGATTTAGTAGAGTTGGTCATTGGTTCCGCTAATATGGAAAATCTTTTTAAACACGTTGAAGATAAAGATGGAACTGTTAGTACTGAAAAAATAATGAATGAATTAACGGAAATTTTAAAAATTATTCCAGAAAAGAGCAAGCCTTTAAAAAACTAATTTTCCTCTCTAATGCCTTAGTTTTTGATGAAGATGCTTTAGTGTGCGATTTAGCAGAAACCTATGGCATTTTTAATATGTGGGAGTTGCCAGTTAAATTATTGGCAACTCTTACATACGGTTTGAGAAGTGATTCACGTATAAAAATGGCTATGGCTGATATGAATATCAATATGCGCGAATATTTATTGGCTATTATTGCAGATAGATTAGCCATGATTCATTGGTCACAGTCAACTGATGCCAAAAAAGGAAGAAATAAACCAAAGTCAATTGCTAGTGCATTAAATCCTTCACCAGACGAGAAGCAAGATAAAACAGCAAGCTTTAGATCTAAAGAGGATTTTGAAAGAGAG